TGACATGCACGAGTTGGACTTCCGGTTTATGCCGGTGGACTTGACCGAAGACGAAATCGCAAACCTAGTGTTGTTCCTTGAGAACAGTTTGCGTGACCCTAACTTGATGCGATATGTCCCTGAGTCTCTACCCAGCGGCAACTGTCCCATCAATAATGATGAGGTGTCACGTCAAGAACTTGGATGTGATTAATTGATTAGCGGATTTAGCTCAGTTGGTAGAGCGAAACCTTGCCAAGGTTTAGGTCGCTGGTTCGAACCCAGTAATCCGCTCCAATTTAAAATAGTATAAATAGGTTTAATGGGGCGGTAGCTCAGTAGGGAGAGCGTCTGGTTTGCATCCAGAAGGTCGTGGGTTCGATTCCCTCTCGCTCCACCATTTTAACGATTTCCTCATGGGATGCGGGGCCGGTACTACTAAGACGACGCAAACGCGATAATTTGTAAACCGTAGAATCTCTCAACTACGCGCATGTCCACCTTATGCCGCGGACGGTGAGTGACAGAAAGTCACGACAAGTTATAGAGTCTAGTAAACATAACAGTACCCTTCGGGCCCCGCATCCATGAGGAATCTTTTGTTTTGCTATTGACAAGTGAGAAATATTATGTTAGAATTCCTATTATACTTTTTTGCCGCAGTGGGTATACTCACTTCGGTTTCTTGGGTTTTCCTTTGGGTGATTGTTCGACATGAACTGAAGGCACTTGAGAATATTAACCCTGTAATTGATTTAGACGATTTGTAATGATATTTGAACATGTCCCCGTCGTGTTGACGGAAATGAAAACGGAAAACCATAACGGTCGCCGTGAGTACAAAACACCGGAAGGTATCAACCTTCCTTCTATTACTACTGTACTTTCTATCCTATCGCGAGAGTCTATTGCCAAGTGGCGGGCCCGCGTAGGACACGAAGAAGCGAACCGTATTTCTCACCGTGCATCAACACGGGGAACCGCAGTACACGCCATCGTTGAGAAGTACATCAACAATGAAGAGAACTTCAGAGATGGATACACTCCAGACATTATTAGTAGCTTTATTGATCTTAAGCCCATTTTGGATAGCCGTATCGGTCGAGTATATGCACAGGAGGCCCCTCTCTACTCAAACCACTTGGGAGTGGCTGGTCGCGTCGATTGCATTGCTGAGTTCGACGGTCGTCTTTCTGTCATTGATTTCAAGACTTCCATGAAACCTAAACGGCTCGATTGGATTAAGAATTATTTCATGCAAGAGTCCGCCTACGCAATCATGTGGGAAGAACGTACGGGTCAACCAATCACTCAACTGGTTACAATCATTTCGGTTGACAACCACGAACCACAAATCTTCATTGAACATCGTGACAATTGGGTACGTCCACTACGTGAGACAATTGCGCAGTACAACGAAGAAAACTCTCATAACGCCCTTGACATATAAATAGTATCTGTTATACTCAATGATGAGTAAGAGGATACTAAGTGGCGCAGCCAAAAGACAGAGACACTCTGAAGGTCGAGCTTCAATTTGCCAACTTCGAGGTGGTAGATGGGAAGACCAGCAGGACGGTCATAATACAACTACCGAAGGGTGCAGACCGTGTGGATGCGCTACTCAAGGCAGCGGATGTATTAAGTGACTATAGTGCAAAGTACAACGACAAAGGCGGTCAATCCTCTATCGGCCGAGTCGAGTGTTCTGGTTCCTACTACGTCGAATGCAAACATAAAGGTGGTGGCGGTTCCGGTGCGGGGTCTGATTTGACTGCTCTTGTTGAATCTGCGCAATGCGTTTACCTTGCAGTTAAGTACAATCAAAAAGGAGTGTACACTGCAGCGAATATGGATGCGGCAAAAAGTAAGTACGATGTCACGGAGAGACTAGACAACATCAAAACGAAATTACCAGAGAAATGGATTGTCTCAAGTAAAAAAGGTGCGGATAAACTGGCTGAGAAATTCTCTAACAGTATGAAGAACTACGTATGCCATCGTGGTAGTAGTTGGGTCACCGGATTAGAGAGTCACTGGAAGACCTTAAATGTCGCTGCAGGGAAACCATTCGGTGATATCAACAAGTGGTCCCCTGCGGATATCTGGTTAGTGTCTACTGCGGGTGCACGTGTTGACCTAACACAAACAAATTCACTCATAGAACTCAATCAACTCCTAGTAGAACAGTACGATGCCAAAGATATTATTGGCGTGTCTCTGAAACAGATACAGACACCAACCGCACGTTTTGGTGAGTTGAATATGACCAGTGCACGTAAGGAATATAAGTTCGAGTCAAGCACTCTAGGTCTACGTGGTTTCTGGTTGTCTCAGGATGGTTACATTTACTTTGCAGGACAGAAGATTCAGTTCCGTAAGTTCGGTTCAACATGGCAGGGAGAACTAAAGGGTCAGTTCGCAAACATGGGTAAGGTATCCGGCGGCCCAGTCGCAAACATCGTAAAGGACGTGTTTGATGTTGAGATGATACCTCAACGATTGTTGAAGGGAAGAACTTCCGAGAACGAAGAGCAGTTTTATGAGTGGTATAAAAAGGTACCATATACAGACGACATGACAAAAGTCGATTTTTTAACAGAATTAAAAGGCAAGGACCAGAACTGGTACCTATCTAAAATTATGACTGTCCAGTTGTTCGCCATTGTTGAAAATGGTACTGAGGCGCAAAAGAATGCGTTTACCTCTGGGCTCGTCAACTATGCAGGGTCGGAGTCAAGACTCTCCGGTCCTTACTGTAAAGTTTACTGAGGTTAATTATGGCACAATATAGTGTACAACAACAAAAACATCTGGGTCATGCGACTGATATACACGAAGTGGTGATGCTTGCGGACAAGTTCGGTAATATCCTGAACACGTTTGGTTCCGCATCTAATATTTTTATCGCCGCAGGAGCCCTTGAGGGTTACTCGCACATCAACAAGTTTGGTGCGACAGATGGCGACATCACTGCGGGAACCGTCTGGGACGGTAACTCAGATAGTGACTTATACCCATACCCTGCCGCAGGTGCGGTCAATGTGATTGGTGTGTCTGGTCCTGAAGACGACGGTAAGATTGTCGAGGTTCAAGGTCTGGACGACAGTTACAACTTGGTTGTGGAAAACATTGCAATCGGTACTGGATTCTCAGGTACAATCTTCTCTCGTATCTTCCGTGCACGTATGGTAGACGCAGACAACACTCAGGACATCGAAATCCTACAGGGCGGTGCACTCGCTGCGAAAATCCTAGAAGGGTTGGGTCAGACGTTAATGGCTGTCTACACGGTTCCTGCTGGTAAGACTGCATATCTGTTAGACCTACACATGGGTTCTGACAAGGCGTCAACCAACACTGCGATGACCTATCGTCTGTTCGCAAGACCGTTCGGTGGTGCGTTCAACATCAAAGGCAACTTCAACGCGGCTGGTGGTCAGAGTTTGGATATCAACTATCCGGTACCATTGCGTTTCGAAGAGATGACTGATATAAGAGTAGATGCGCTTGCTGGACAGGCCACACAGGTTTCCGCAACGTTTGACTTGATACTGGTAGACAACTAATGGAAAATTTTGGTGAATTCATAACGGAGCAGAAAAACACCCACATGACTCACATCGAGGACAAGGTTCTTTACGGTGGAGTCAATGGGACACGCGAGGCGATTAACGCACTGCGTGGTCTGCGTGACATGTTGGCTGGTACTGCGAAGGGTAACGTCTCCGTGAAATGGGACGGTGCGCCTGCAGTGTTTGCGGGAACTGACCCACGTGACGGTAAATTCTTTGTTGCGAAGAAAGGTATCTTCAACAAGAACCCGAAGGTCTACAAGACCGACGCGGACATCGACGCGGACACCAAGGGTGACCTCAATGCAAAACTGAAGGACGCACTGAAGTATCTCCCTGAGTTAGGTATCAAGGGTGTCGTCCAAGGCGACTTCCTGTTCAGCCGCAAAGACCTGTACGGTAAAAAGATCGACGGTCAACGATACGTTATGTTTCACCCAAACACGATTGCATATGCAGTCCCTTGGAAAGAGGCTGCGGAGTTACGTGCAGCCAAGATTGGTATCGTCTGGCACACAACCTACACGGGTGATTCTTTTGAAAACATGAGAGCGTCGTACGGCGTGGATGTTGCGGCGTTCCGCAAGTCACGCAACGTATGGTCACAGGACGCAATGTTGAAAGACCTAACCAACGCAACCATGACTCAACGAGAGACTGATGCGGTAACTGCACTTCTATCGACTGCGGGTAAACTTTTTAATCAGATATCCGGTACGACATTGCGCACACTCGAAGCGAACCCTAAGTTCGCGGGTGCAATCGAAACATACAACAATTCATTCGTACGTGCGGGTGCGTTACTCCCAGACCCAAAACGACACGTTAATGGATTGATAAGTAACAGACAAGCCTATTATAAGAAAGAGATTGCAAGTAAGAAATCTCAACGTGGTAAGGACACGTGGACCGCAAAGATGAAGGATGAAATGGCCTTTTTCTCAGCTGAGAATCGCGCCAGTTTAGAAAAAATCTTCGAACTACAGAAGACCATCGTACTTGCGAAATTAAAGCTTATAAATAGTCTTGACAAATTAAAAACAATCGAGACATTCGTTAAAACCTCTAATGGTTACAAAGTGACAGGTGAGGAAGGTTATGTTGCGATTGACACACTTGGTGGTGATGCGGTGAAACTGGTTGACCGTATGGAATTTTCATACAACAACTTTTCATCTGATATATTAAAGGGGTGGGATTCCGCCCGTAGATAATATGGAATAAACCAATAGAGGACTAATTAGATGACAAAAGTTCTGTCATTTAAACACTTTACTGATGCAGATTATACTACCGACGATGGTAAAGACGGTAAAGATCCGCAAGTATCGTACAATGCGCAGAAGCGCAGAAACGGAAAATACGACGAGGCGTTAGATATCCAACAACGTCGTAAGTTGGCGATTCGCATGAAGAGGCATAAGGCTCGCATTGCAATCGGCCGTAAACGTGCAGCGCGTAAAGTCGCAAACCTAGACAAGTTAAAGGTCCGTGCGCGTAAACAAGCGAGGAAGGCACTATTCTCAAAACTGGTTAAGGGCGTCCCTAAAGCAGATTTGACTATGTCTCGCAGAAAAGAAATCGAGAAGCGCTTAGAAAAACCGGCGATGCAAGCAAAGATTGCACGTGCGGCCCGCAAGAATCTACCTAAAGTTAGACGTGACGAAATCCAGAAGAAGCGTGGTGGCGGTCAGTCTAAATGATTAAGAATTTTTCTCAGTACCTAATCGAAGAGGAGCGTGAGGTATTCTTCACGTTCGGTCGTATGAATCCACCCACCATTGGACATGGTAAGGTAATGGATGCATTGGCGACCAAGTCTGGTAAAGCAGACTACAAAGTATTCGTATCTCAGTCAACGGACGCAAAGAAGAATCCGTTGTCGTATCAAGATAAGATTAAACACGTCCGCAAGATGTTTCCAAAACATGCGCGTAATGTTATGGTTGATAAGTCGGTAAAGACCGCAATCAACGCACTTGTCTCTCTGTATGACCAAGGTTACCGCTCGGTGACTATGGTCGTCGGAGAAGACAGGATTAGAGAATTCGACGTTCTGTTTAAAAAGTACAATGGAGTGAAGGCCCGACATGGGTTTTACAACTTTAAGAGTATTAATATAGTATCTGCCGGTAAGAGAGATCCAGATGCTGAGGGTGTGGAAGGTATGTCCGCATCCAAGCAGAGAGAAAACGCCTCGAAGAATGATTTTGTCACATTCTCTCAAGGCGTCCCAAAGTCAATGTCCAACAAGGATGCACGTAAACTATTCAATGACGTGCGTAGGGGTATGGGCCTGACCGAAGAAAAAGAATTCCGCAATCACCTAACTCTTGAATCAGTATCGAATACCCGCGAAATGTTTGTCGCGGGTGAACTGTTCGAGATGGGCGACACGGTGGTAGTAAAAGAGTCTGACGAGCTTGCCACCGTTACCGTCTTAGGTGCAAACTATGTGATTGTAGAGACACATGAAGGTAAGAGAATGCGTAAGTGGTTAGACGCAGTTGAGCCCCTGAGTGAAGATGTTTCTCAAACACAAATCAAAGACCTAGAGAAATTTGGTGACCGTCTGTTGAAAAAGTTCGACATCGACATCGAGTTTACTCGCCATTTTGCAGACCGCATGAATGACAAACGTAACCAACCACAGATTAAGGTTGCGGAGATTCAGCGTCTGTTCAAGAAAATCGCAAAAGAGAAAGGTCGCAACATCAAGAAACACGGTGACGCAGAAGCCGTACTGAAAGATGTGCAGAGTGACCTAAACCTACCTGTTGCAATCAACTACAAGAACGGTGAGTTCGAAGTGGTCAATAAGACCATCATGCGTAAGAAAGGTTTCAAAACATCGAACCCTGTTGTTGCGTACGAAGGTGCCCGTCAAGACCCAGATATAAAGGACAAGGAAGGCACACAACCTGCACGTTACCATGCGGGATTGAAGAAGTCCACCAAGGACAAGCGCGATGCGCACTTCAAGAAACACGGTAAGAAGGCAGACAATGATGCGTCCGCATATCAACCAGCCCCAGGCGATAAGGGAGCGAAGACTAAACCATCCAAGTACACTAAGTCGTTTAAGGACATGTACGACGAAGACTGTTGGGATGGTTACAAGCAGGTCGGTATGAAAAAGAAGGGTGATAAGATGGTCCCTAACTGCGTCAAAGAAGAACACGGTGCAGGTGAGTGGGGAACCGACAAACTCAAGAAGAAGTACGTCAAAGATACTCCACACATGGAGATTGATGAACGTTCATGGGCACATGACCTTGCACGTCTAGCGTCTAAGACTATCAAACGCAGTGAGTATGAAAAAATCGCAAAGGTTGCGAAAGACATGAAGGCAAAGTCATCACATAAACACAGTGATGGTTACTACGCAGCAGAAGTCATTCGTAAGTATAACCTGAAGGGAATTAACGCACGTGCACTTGCAGACCTTATGAGTGAAGACATTGATGCAGTGTCTAACGTACGTTCCGCAATCGCACGTGAGAAAGAGTTTGATAAGAGAAAACATCAAATGATGTTAAAACGTGCACGTATATCACGCGCCAAGGCTCGTAATAGAGAGATGGATAAATGATTTCGTTTAAGGCATACCTTGAAGAAAAGAGATACTCTATGTATGATGACATGGGTAACTTGGAAGAAGGTCCAGACGGTATCGCAGCGAAGGCGAAGAAGTCAGGTATCTCACCGGATACACTTCGCAAGGTTTATAATAGAGGTGTTGCGGCATGGAAGACTGGTCATAGGCCAGGAACCACACCACAACAATGGGGAATGGCAAGGGTTAACGCCTTCATCGTGAAGAAGAAGAAAGGTAACCTGAACCACGATAAAGACTTAGCATAAAACTTAAAGAGGTTTTAAACAAAAAATGGCAAATCAAATTTTAGCGGGTGCTGTCATTAATGCAGGGCAAGTAATTGCTGGTGTAGACGCAGATAACCCACCAGTAACAGGTTCATCATCAAGTGCTCCTACGGAATACGTGATGATGGGTGCTATGTGGTCGGGTGGTATGACTAATGGTGAGGTTAGAACATTCGACACTTCCGGCACACTTATACAAACGATTGGACGACCAAGCAACATCACATATCCGTATGCGAACTTCGGTAAAAAGATTGCAACCAATGGTGTTAAATTTGCTGTAGGTGCACCAGGCGAAGATGTAGGTGGTGTACAGAACCAAGGTGAAGTTACAATCATGGATATCGATGGTAGTAACCCTATTTCTATTCAATATCAAGATGGTCGTGACACAAGTAGTGGTGATGAAGTTGGTGATGCTTTGGCGATGAATGATAACCATGTGTACGTGGGTGTATGGAAGGCAGAACCAGCAGGTAGAAGTGGTTCAGGTGCAGTTGTTATCTATGACCATAACGGAAATCTTCAGACTACAAAGTATGCATATAATCACGGTGCTTGGAATGGCAGTAACCAGTTCTTCGGATATCAAGTAGAATGGACAGGAACTTATATGGTTGCATCTGCACCACAGGCGCAAAGTGCAAGCAACTCACACTGGGACGGATACTTTGTAGTCTATGACGAAAATCATAACACCAAAGAACAGGTAATACTATCCAACAGTAAAGGTAAAAGATTCGGTGAGAAGATGAATGTCACCGGACCAGAGTGTACTTCTAACAAAGCTGTTCTTAGTTGTAAGGATTTAAGTGTTTATGTTTATGACCTTGATGCGGCAGACATTAAAGGGTCTGAGGTAAGAATTCCTCTATCGTTCACTCCTTGGAACGTAGCGATAAATGACACTTATGTATATGCTTCGGATGGTAGTGCGGATACAGTAAAGGTATTTGACCATAGTGGTAATCATCAATTTGACATTGTACCAACCCAAGATATTTTGGATACCCTTGGTGAGACACTTGGTTCCATGTCCTTCGGTGGCGGTTTAGAGACAACAAATAATCACTTAGCGGTTGTTACTGGAACTAACGGTAAGGTAGTCATGTATAACATAGATGGCACTAATCCTGTTGCATTCGATACGGGTGGTGGTTCATATACTGGTTACTGGCCAGGTGCAATGCAATTCTACACCCCGCAGAGTTAATTTAAAATATGAAAAAGTTTACTGAAATAAGAGAAGCAAGGCGGTCTGCACAAGACCGTCTTTCCGCTCGTGCGGCGAAACATGGTCTTGGTTCTAAGAAGAGACTAGACAAGATTAAGAAGGCTGCTGACTTTTTCAGTAAACCACCACCATCGGTGCTATCGTCAGACACCTCTTATAATGAGGGTGATTTGAAAAGAATGGGATACGCAGTAGAAGGTAAGAACGATTACCCTATCTACCACAAGACATATTCAGATGCAATGCAGGCGTCATATGCATTTGCAAAGAAAAAAGGCTTTGAGGTAGACAAGAGCGACATCGATGATAAAGTCGCAACTGGACCAAAGAAACCATCTAACGGTAAGACTAATAGTTTCACCTTGAAGTTGGTTGGTCAAAGGAATAAAAGATTGGCGGTACAGGTAACTAACTTAGATAACCGTCGATACGAGTTAAACTGTTACATAACATAGGACATGATATGAGCAAATCGAAGAAACCGCGTAATAAAAAGATGTCGGTTGCAAAGAAACAAAGACTGCAACAGGCAAGTGATAATAATTACGGTGGACTTAACTTCAATCCCCACAACACTAAAGTAGGAAAGACAGTTAATCCCGTATCTGGTACGAAGGTATTTCGAGGAGCATCAAGAGGAAGTTAAAATGAAAACATTTCAGGAATTGAGAGAAGCAGTGGGTGACGTTGCGATTGCGCACCAAACGCCTTACGGTACTGTTACAGCTACTAAGAGAAACACCAAGGGTATGCGTGGTAAGCAAGACGGATACTCTCTATCTCTAAAGACTAAGAGCGGTAAGGTTGTAGATCTTGGTAGTCACCCAAAACCAACAAAAGCAAATGTCATGTCACTCGTCAAGAATGTGATGCAGAAAGAGTCAGTCGATCTTGAAGAGAACAAGATCTTCTTTGTAAAGGTAGGTGACGGTCGTGGTTCTATGACTATCAAAACCAAGGCAACAAACAGCCGTGAAGCATTGAAGAAGATGCGGTCTGAACATCCAAAATCTAGGGTTTCATTAGACATTAATCAGAAACAAGGTCAACCTGCGGGTGCACTTGAATCAGTGAAGACCGAAGACCTAGTTGATGAGAATATTCAAAGAACGGCAGACCAGTTTGGTGTGGCGAGTCAAATGAAGAAAGGTCGTAATCCTAATGCTAAGGTTGGTGCAAATAGACAAGCAAGACGTGATGCATATAAGAAAGACCTTGCTCGCCGAGGAATAAAGAAATAGTGAAAAAGTTTAAACAGTACGTAGAAGAAGGTTGTTGTGAGGCGTGTGCGTCACTCGACGAAGAATTAGAACTGACCGAGGCAGAGTATCAGGGTAAGACGGTTACCTTGAACAAACCTGTACGTGGAGGCTCTAAGAAGTTCTACGTCTACACCAAGAACGAAAAGGGTAATGTAGTTAAGGTTTCATTCGGAGACCCTAACATGGAGATTAAGAAAGACAACCCTGCTCGTAGAAAAAGTTTTAGGGCGAGACACAATTGTGCAGACCCTGGCCCGAAGTGGAAGGCGCGTTATTGGTCGTGCCGCGCATGGTAATTGATACGTTATAAATAGATGTACCTTTTAACAGTTAAGTCGTTATATGACTTATACAATACACTTTAATGGGTTTAACCGAAAATGGCAGATAATAACAATATCTTACATGAGCATGTGCAACGTGAAGAACAGCGCCTCGCAAGAATCGAGGATAAAATTGATAAGCTTTCTGACGCGATGATTAACCTTGCTCGCGCCGAGGAAAAACTTATTAACATCGACAAGTCGTCACAACAACATTTCGAGAGAATGAACAGATTCTCCCAACGAATGGATGACATTGAAGATGAACTAAAAGAACAAGGAAAGACAGTCAAAGTAATGCAATATATAATTACACTTACTATGACTATTTTTGCTGGTATCATCGTCAAAGTATTTTTTGACGTAGGGTAATAATTGAAGGAGACTGACGATAATGTCAAACATTAATAAAGTTATGGAGGCTTACTTGTCTATGAAGCAGTCGGTCTCTGAGCAAGTTGAAGAACTAGATATCCAAGAGAAGAAAAAACTCGACCCTGTAGACGATAAAGAGAACGATAAAGAGTTCAAAGATCGTGAAGACAAGGACATCGATAACGATGGTGATGTTGATTCTTCTGACGAATATCTACACAAGAAGCGCGCGGCGACTGACGACGCCATCGACGCGAAGAAAAAGAAAGGCGGCAAGAGTGCTGAGATTTCTAAAATCGAAGGCGTTCAAGAAGAAAACCTAGACGAAGGTCTATACACTATCTACGGTACTACTTCAAGCGGTACTAAGAAAGTAATCGGTCGTGGTCGTGGTGATTCTTCTAGTGCGGCAATCTCTCAGTTCCATCAGAGTAATAATGGCACTTTCAAACGTGTATACGTGAGTTTCAGTGCGGTATCAGATTCCTACAATCCTGTGGGTGGTTTGGACCTTTCAGAAACTTTCGAAGACTTCTGGGCCCAGTTGGAAGAGGCAGCGAACCCAAAGGCGAATGCACTTGAGGGTGAAAAGATTGACTCTAAAGAGTCACCGAAGTCTAAAGAGTTTATTGCGAAGCATAAGAAGTCTGAGAAGAAATACGAAGACGACGAAGAAGATGGTCACAAGAAAACTTTCAAGGCGGGCGGTAAAGATATGAAGCAGGCACCTGCTCGCAATGGTGCAGACAATCTATCTAACGGTGATAAGAGTCCTGTTAAGGGAAGTTAATCATGACGATTGAGATCATTGTAGTTGTTGTAGCGGTAGCCGCGGTTATAGGTGTGTGGCTTCGTAATCGTGCAAAACCAAAAGATACGAACATCATACCTAACTATGATCGCAAGAACCTATACTCCATGACCAAGCCAGAACTATTAGATTTGGCAAGTGCCATGGGTTTGGAAGTGCGTGGAATGGATACTCTGACTAAAGAGTTGATTATTCTACAAATTCGACAAAAACGAGGATACTAAAATGATTAAAGCTCCAAGTTGGTGCAAAGACGCGGTCCCATCTCAAAAAGGATGGGTCAATCCAAAGACTGGAGAAGTCTTGAAGGCGGTGGGTCTAACTGACGCACAAATCTCCGAGTGGTGTGCCGCACGTGCACCAAAACCTGTAGAAGTTGTCGAAGACGCTCCTGCTGATGATGAACCTGAATGGGATGATGAATAAGTGATTAGTTTTTTGAAGAAACTTTTCGGTAAGGGTGAGGAAACTCACCCGGCTCCGGAAGAACATATTATCGAAGTATCCTTGGATTCTTTTACCAAGGCGGAACTAAAAGATATCGCAGCGTCACGTGGTATCAAAGTCGATATGCGCAAGCGAAAGGCAGATATAATCGCAACGATTGAGTCTGCGTAAACTCTCCTAGATGTTCAAGTATTATATTTTAACGAGTGCAAGTCTCGCGACTCTTGCACGTCATTTTGACACGTTAAAGTTCAATGATGTCGTCGTCGTAATCAATACGCTCAATGATGAGTATAGAGATGAGGCGGCGGACTTCTGTACACGACATAATATAGAACATCATGTAACAGAATCAGATGGTACGGCTGCAACCGGAAAAAACTCTGTTCTAAGACTATTCTTAGAGAGTGATAACGAATACATGGTTCACGTCGATGGTGATGACATAATCACCAAATATGGTAGGAATCTGTATCGAACGGTTGCTATGCAACCAAACGCACCCGACGTAATCGCACTCTATAATCAACTGCAATTCAGTAGTTGGCGTAAGGGTCTGTGGGACGACCAATACGATTCACTTACAGTAAAAAAAGATGGGTGGTACATTCCTCAACAGCTTGGTCCGCGTTATCCGTGGGACTATAACTTTGACGCCGCGTACGAAGACTTACCCGCAGAGACTATCGCTGCAGGATACATGACTTCATTTAAAGTGAGCCAAAACACTGCACTCCGGTGGGGTAAAGACCGCGTAGACCTAAATCGTTTTTACAAGAAGTTCGCAACACGCAGCGAATGTTTTAGTCGTATGACATTTTTATCACGTAAAGCTGCAGAACTCATGCACTACGACAACAATCTAATTGTAGGTGAAGACGCATACCAGTACCACCAACTCCGCAAACTCGCACATGATGGAGTCATAGATATGCGTATGAGGAAAGAACGATGGGCATTCAGTTATGTGCAGATTGCGGACCGCACCTCAGTTACTCGTACTATATCAACTCATGGTGGTGGAGTTATCGTAAACTACGATTGGATGCGTCCTCTTACAGATGCACTAAATAAACTCGAACCTGAACTACCCGTTGACTATTCATTACCAGAGTTTATTGACCCATACTATGAAGTTAAATCGAAATAACCTTGTTGTCTACGCAGCGAAACATTACTATAGTCCCAAACACATCGACGGGGATGAGTTCTTTGATGACCTAAAACGTTTTAAATACGTAAAGAGGTTAATCAATAGGTACTATACCACAGGAGAGTTATCTCATAGACTCATACTTAATCACCTCATTGTAATTTTCAACGTATTTGGACATGAGGCTGGGGTTGAGATACTTGCACTCAAAATTCCGTTGGAGCAATGGGGTGCACTAAAACCATTCCTAATTTATCTCCGTGCAATCAAGAATGAAGAGATTACGGGAATCGAAATGGATAAATACGTAATAGATTATTTGAGGGCACTGCAGTGGGAATCCTAAAACAAGCCGCAGACGTAGTATACACGATACGTTTTCTAAAGTTACTCGTAACTAAGTTCGAGGATACTGGCGCGTTCAAGGCGGGTATCATCGACAAGGACGGTAATAAGAATAAGGATTTTGATTTAGGCAGAATGGAAAATCGTGATGCCTATCGTGACCACTACACTTCATTTCACCGTCTAGTATTCAACCTGAAGAAAATCATGGCGAAGGCTCCAGGCGGTTCTTCTGTGGTCGCACGTTATGGTGCAGCACTCGCCCTTATCAAAGAACACGGTAATCTCAGCGACAAACAGGTCGAAAGAATTCATACAGAAACCGGAATAGATGTTCTTGACGTACTCGCAGAAAACACCCAGTGGTATCTACTGAGTGATGGTTCTCTGGGCCCAGGCATGTACCGTATGCGTAACGAGTCATTGACTCTAGGTTGTGTTGAGGTACGTAAGGGTGACCAAGTTCGAGTGACAAAGTGTGACCCAACACATCGAACTATGGGTCTGGCCATCTACGAGGGTACTCACATTAGAACAGGACATCGTGTTCTGTTCGGTTCTAACGAAATCACGAGATGAACCTTCAAGAGGAGTCCAGACTTCTTGACCAGTCAATGGTTGAGGATGAAGGGCATTTAGTTCTTACGGAACGCACCGTAGAGACCCTCAAAAGAATATATAAACATACCGAAGTAAAAAGTGTACTGGAGATTGGGTTTAACGCCGGTCACAGTGCGATGGGTTGGTTAGCCTCTACGGATGTGGAACGCTACCACTCAATCGACATTTGTCAGTATGAACACACTGAACTCAACGCGCAACGCATTGAGAACATGTTTCCAGAACGTTTTACTTTTACGAAAATGGATTCGAAAGACCTTGACTTCCGTGACATAATAGGGTATGATATGGTTTTCGTTGATGGTGACCACACCGTTGCAGGCGCGTCTATAGATATACAAAATGTCCGACGTGCAGGATGCCGATGGTTGTTGATAGATGACTATCAGAATTTTTGGTGCCGTGAACTAACTGACCTAATTAATCACTACATTGACAAGGACGCGTTTCCCTATCATTTGTCTGGCATATATCGATACGACAATGCCGACCGCAATACCGGAAAGATGGTACTACTTGGAAGAGATTTATGAAAACTTACGAAGAGTTTAAGAAGCAGTTTGAAGAAGAGTTATCCGTATCTACAGCCTCAGTTGCAGGAGCAGGTAGCGACAAAGACACCGTCGTGGTTAGAAAGAAAGGTGACCGCAAAAACAAACGTAAGGACAACGTCGAAGTTTTGCGTAGGTTACTGCCTAACAAAAATATTTAATAGTAGTTGACTGCCCCGGCCATACTACTATATAATGCTGCTCATAACTGAGAGAAGTACAAGATGAAGATTTTAGACTGTGAATTATATAAAGTCGTCCTTATCGAGAAGGGCGATACACCCGACCTATTCGAGGTCCCAGAACAATACAACGAAGAAGAACTCATCTATGTCCCGCTTGTTGGGGTGCAGACTAATGCTCTTGATGCGTCTCGATTCTTAGTGAAGAATCCTGAGAGTTCATTTAAGAATCATATGATGTGGGAAGGCCTGTTGGACGATTCAGAACAAACGGATTACATTTTCCGTTGTGCACGTAGGTTCCATGAGACTGGTGAACAGATGCTCATTGAGGACTATGAGTTTCAATCAGACGAACCCTTCTATGACTATTCGAAATAACTAGGTAAACCATGAGTGTGACTACTGTACCAGACCGTGATGGTCTGTTAACCGACTACGCCGTCGGTATGTTAAAGGATTTCTATTTTATTGACGGTGAAACCTCTCCGCAAGAGGCATATGCACGAGCGGCAGAGGCGTGGGCTTCCTACAAAGGTGAGATGGACCCGTTACTCGCAAACCGTCTGTATGAGTATGTAAGTAAGAAGTGGTTCATGTTCGCATCCCCTGTGTTGTCGAACGCACCCAAGGAAGGTACCAAGACTCGCGGTCTCCCTATCTCATGTTTCCTAACTTACGTACCAGATACCCTTGAAGGACTGATTGAACACTCCAGCGAGTTGCGTTGGTTGTCTGTCATGGGTGGTGGTGTCGGTGGTCACTGGCGTGATGTGCGTACCGTCTCAGACATCGCACCAGGCCCGATTCCTTTTCTGCACACGGTCGATGCAGACATGATTGCATATCGACAAGGGAAAACGCGCAAAGGGTCATACGCCGCGTATCTGGACGTGTCACACCCAGACATTATTGAGTTCCTAAACATCCGTATCCCTACAGGTGACGTGCAACGTAAGGCACTAAACATACACAACGCAATCAACATTACCGATGAGTTCATGGCCGCGGTCCTGAACAACACGACGTTTGACTTACGAGACCCTAAAGACGGGTCTGTCAAAGAGTCTGTCAATGCACGTAAGCTGTGGGAACGCATCCTTGAGGTACGTTTCCGCACAGGTGAACCATACTTGAACTTCATTGACACCGCCAACCGCGCACTACCGATGTCTCTTAAAGAAAAGGGTCTGCGCATTCACGGGTCGAATCTATGTAACGAAATCCACCTACCTACTTCCGCAGAAAGGACTGCGGTGTGTTGCTTGTCTTCACTGAACCTTGAATATTATGATGAATGGAAAGAAACTAACATTGTCCGTGATCTTGTTCGTATGTTGGACAACGTTCTCCAATACTTCATTGACAATGCGCCCGATAGTATTTCCCGCGCCCGTTATTCGGCAGAAAGAGAAAGAAGTATTGGACTTGGAGCGATGGGTTTCCATTCACTCCTGCAAAAACACTCTGTTGCTTGGGAATCAGACAAGGCGCGAGAGATCAACAACGTGGTCTTCTCCCACATCAACCGTCACGCCCAAGCAGAGACAGAACAACTCGCGAGAGAACGCGGAGAGTATCTCGACGGAGAAGGGTCAGGTAAACGTAACTCACACCTACTCGCCATTGCACCAAACGCATCGAGTGGTGTTATCCTCTCCACGTCACCTTCGATAGAACCAATGAAGGCGAATGCATACACGCACCGTACACGTGCGGGCTCGTTCCTAGTGAAGAACAGGTACCTAGAACAATTGTTGAAGAGTAAGAAAGAAGACAACGATTCTACGTGGACATCAATCATCACAGCAAAAGGTTCGGTGCAACACCTTCCATTCCTCAACGAAGGTGAGAAGGCAGTATTCAAGACCGCCCAAGAGTTAGACCAGACTTGGGTTGTCCAACACGCGGCTGACCGTCAACAATACATCTGTCAAGGTCAGTCAGTCAACCTATTCTTCCCATCTGGGGCCTCGAAGAGGTACGTTAACAAAGTACACTTCAAGGCGTGGAAGGAAGGGTTGAAAGGTCTGTATTATCTACGCACAGAGGCGAAGAACCGTGCAGAGAACGTCAGCGAGAAAGTTGAGCGCGTGGCACTCGAAGATGATAACAGAACCATCCTCTACGGTAAACCAGACTGTCCATACTGCAAGATGGCAACCGAAGAGTTATCTCTTCGTGGTATACCGTTTGATTATGTTGATCTCGATGAGATTAAAAAAACCGCAGCCGAAGTTACGGGACGCAAGGTTACTACTGTACCACAGATATATCTTGAGGGTCGTTACATCGGTGGATATGAAGACCTAATGTCTTATCTAACAGATGAG